GCAAACCAAGAGAAACAAAAGACATAACCATTAATGAAGATATGCCTTTGTTTATAGATTAATATGCAAGTTAAGAAAACCTTAGCCTTAGATAAACTGCGAAACCTAAACAGTAGAACTAAGATTGTTAGAGGAGGGAGTTCAGCAGGAAAGACAGTAGCTATATTGTTAATCCTGATTGACTATGCTATTAAAAACAAAGGCAAAGAAATAAGCGTAGTTTCTGAGTCTATTCCTCACTTGCGTAGAGGAGCTTTAAAAGACTTTCTAAGTATCTTAAAGAGTCTGAATAGATATGAAGAAAAAAAGTTCAATAGAAGTACCTTAAAATATGAATTTAGTAATGGTTCTTATATTGAGTTCTTTTCCACAGATCAACCAGATAAACTTAGAGGAGCTAGAAGAACTGATCTTTATATTAACGAATGTAATAATGTTCCATTTGATGCCTACCAACAATTAGCAGTTAGAACATCTGGAATGATTTGGCTAGACTACAATCCTGCAAATCTATTCTGGGTGGATAAGGAATTAATAGGTCAAGAAGAAACTGACTTTGTAACCTTAACCTATAAAGATAACCAGAGCCTTCCTGAATCAATAGTAAAAGAAATAGAGAAAGCAAAAGTAAAAGCTAAGACTTCTACCTATTGGTCAAATTGGTGGCAAGTATACGGCTTAGGGCAAATAGGAAGCTTAGAGGGAGTATGTATTTCAGACTGGAAAGAGATTGATAAGATTCCAGTAGATGCTAGGCTACTCTGCGGAGGCATGGACTTTGGCTATTCTGTTGATCCTTCAACCTACATAAGATTATATAAATGGAACAAAGCTTATATCTACGATGAAATGCTTTATAGAAAAGGAATGCATAATAGAGATATTAGTTTATTTCTTACTAATCAAAATGTAAAAGAGAATATTTATGCAGATTCTGCTGAGCCTAAATCAATATCAGAATTAAATAACTACGGACACTCAGTGTATGGAGTAACAAAAGGAAGAGATTCTATAATCTATGGTTTGAACTTAATGAACCAAAATGAAATCTATGTAACTAGCAGAAGTAAGAATCTTATCAAAGAGCTGCAAGGTTATATATGGGCAAAAGACAAAGAAGGTAACGATCTACAGAAGCCAACAGGCGCACATCCTGACTGCATTGATGCTGCTAGGTACGCTCTTATGATGCAACTAGAAAACCCCAACAGAGGAGAATATCATATATATTAAAATAAAGACTAAAAGTATTGCATAGTATTGCAAAAGGTTATATATTTGAGTATAATTTAAAACAAACACTATGACAAAAAAAAGACAATACAAAGTAGCAAAATCAACACTTAACAAATCAGGAAATACTTTGTTACAATTACGAGAGGAGACATCTTTTGGATATGCAACATACTTTGTATTTCAACATCAATTAGAAAAAAAAATGATAGAAAAAAACTTTGAGATTATTAACTAATAAAAATGGGAGTGTAACAGCTCCCTTTTAAAACAAACAATATGAAAAATTTAAACATTACAGAATTAGAAAAAACAGTATTAGAGATTATTTCTTATGGTGATGATTATGAAGAAACACCTACAGAATGTTTTGATAATATAATGGATAGCTTTAATGGTAACAAAAATCAATTAAAAGGTATTATAGGTTCTTTAATAAAAAAAGATTTAATATTTGAAAGTGAATATCCTAATGGATTAACAAGTTACCATTTCAACAATTAATAACATTGGGGGTGTAACAGCTCCCTTTAAAATTTAATATATTTATAATATGAAAGAAAAAAAAATACCTATAAGCTTTAGATTTGACAAAGAGATTCTAGACAAAGTAAAGCTCAAAGCTGAAAAAGAAAACAGGTCTATAAACAATACAGTAGAAACAATACTTAAAAACAATTTATAAATTATCAATAAAAACAATATAGGGCAGGGTAGCTTAAACTCCCTTAAACTCCCTTAACCTCCCTTAACTGGATAACACTGGTTAAGGGTTTTTTATTTAATAGGGTGAAGTACAGTTTTTAATTTTATCGTACATATAGTATGAAAGTTAAAATCTTAGTTCCTGAAAGTTTGTCAGAAATTACACTGGAGCAATATCAAAAGTTTTTAAAGATTTCAAAAGATAATGAAGACAGCTTATTTCTTCAGCAGAAAATGGTAGAGATATTTTGTAGCATAGATTTAAAAAGTGTTATGAATATTAAATACAACTCTATTAAGAAAATAACCACACATTTAAATAATCTATTTGAACAAAAGCCAAAATTTATAGAAACATTTATAAAAGATAAAAAGAAATTCTCTTTTATTCCCTCATTAGACGATATGAGCTTCGGTGAATTTGTTGACTTAGATACTACTCTTACAGACTGGGAAACAATGGATAAAGCTATGGGTGTTTTATTTAGACCAGAAACTCAAAGACATAAACATAAATATTTAATAGAGCCCTATGACAATTATGATAGTTATGATATGCAAAAAATGCCATTAGATGTAGTTTTAGGTTCACTAGTTTTTTTTTGGAATTTAAGCAAAGAATTAATAAATCATATTCCGAGCTATTTCTTACATCAAATGGAGAATCTGACCTCTCAACAAAAGCAAACTTTGGAAGAAAGTGGGGTTGGTATTCTAGCATTTATGGACTTAGTAAGGGAAACATCTCAGAAATTGACAATGTTACCAGATTGCCATTACATCAATGCCTGATGTTTTTAAGTTTTGAAAAGGATAAGAATGAAACTGAAACTAGAATAATAAAGAGTAAGATAAGATAATGAAAGAGTTTTTAATAGAGGAACTTTATGAAAGAGGACTTATTCCTTATGATGAAAGTATAGTTCTAGCTGAAGGCTTTGAAGATGCTATGTTAGGAGTAAGCACTACAGCACCCAAGAGAGCTGTTTATAGCTATTGGAAATGCTTAGACTGTTTAATACAAGCAAAAGTTAACGATGAGGTTTTTGAATTTGACGCTGCTTTAGAGTGGTTAGACGATTATATAAAAGAAGCCAATGATAGCGATATAAATTCCTTTACTCCAATATTTATAAAAACAATATGACAGCATACTACAACATACTAGAAACATTAAAAACAGCCTTAGCAGCAGAGCCATTCGTTAATACTGTAAGCTATGGTAACATCTATGATATTGATCTTTCAAAGCAGACTATTTTTCCCTTATCTCATATAATGGTTAATCAGGCTACTATAGCCGCTCCAGTAATAACATTTAATGTAACTATTATGTGCATGGATATTGTAGACGATCCTAAGACTGAAATAACAAATGTATTTCTAGGTAATTCTAATGAGCAGGATATATTAAATACTCAGCTTAACGTAGCCTCTAGAATAGTAAGCAAACTATTAAGAGGTGATTTATTTAGTGATTTATATCAATTAGATGGCACTGCAAGCTGTGAGCCATTTAATGAAAGATTTGAAAACTCTTTAACTGGGTGGGCGGTTACTTTTGATTTAATAGTTCCTAATACTATGACTGTTTGCTAATGGAGTTTAAAGAATTACAAAAGGAGTTAAATAGATTTGGAAAGTATGTAGTCCAACAGTCAAGAAGTAATTTAACAAAACAGAAAAAGAATGTTAATAAAACTTTATATAATTCTATTGGTTACAAAATAGAAGAAACTGCTAATAGTTTTGTTTTATCATTTGAAATGGAGGATTATGGAAAGTTTCAAGATCAAGGAGTCAGCGGTATAAAAGTAAAATACAATACACCTTTTAAATATACTAACAAAATGCCTCCTGCTAAAGCATTTGATAAGTGGGGAATAAAAAGAGGAATAGCTCCAAGAGGAAAGGGAGGTCAATTTGAGAAACGTAAAGGTTTAGATTTTGCACTTGCTAGAAGTATCTACTATAAAGGAATAAAGCCTTCTATGTTTTTTACTAAACCATTTGACAAAGCTTTTGAAAGACTGCCTGAAGAAATTGCAAATTCTTTAATTAAAGATATAACAGAAAACATTTAAAATGAGTACTATATTAAACGCTAGAAGTCCATACTATATTAAAATAACACCTGCTGCCAATACAGTAACCTCAGTTACTTTAAGTCTATATATATATTCAGGAGTATTCACAACAGACAAACCTGCAACTGCTCAATATACTTTAACTAAGACACCAATAACTGGAAATAACTTTGTGATCTATGAAATCTCTGGTTTGGTTAAAGACTATTTAGATACTGAATACGGAAACTTTTCTACAGATGGAGTATGGGTGGAGGGTGATTCTGTTTTAACTACAACTGGAGCAGCTCCTGAAACACAGTCTTTTGATAAATTAGGTTTTGAAGGCTTTGGCTATTTTAAAAATGGAGTTAATCCTAGACAATCTACAAACCCTATTAATATTTTAACAACAGGAACAACTGATGGAGTGACTGTAGCTTTTAAATTACAAGACTCTACACAAAGCTTTTTAAATAGTGTTAATCTAGGAGACACTGTTAATAATTTAAGCGAAGGAGGAACTACAACAGTAACAGCAATAGAGAGTAACACTTCTCTAGCTTTAAAGGGAGATATAATGGTTTCAACTCCAGATAACTATAACATAATCTCTCAGCCTAATTACACGCCTGCTTTAATGCAGAGTAACACGACTATCTATTTTAAACAAGGCACAGACATTGTATTTCCAGTTTTTGCAGAAGCTGAGCCGACTGCAACTTTTGTAAGTGGAGGAGGAGCGAATATTAAATGGGAAATGACAGATGAGTTCTGGAATTTATATCAAAATTATTGGGGTTCTATTTTAAATCCTATTATAGTTCCAGATAGTACAAACTCAACAGAAAAAATAGTTTATATAAGAGTAACTCCTACGCTAACACTACAAAGTGGAGACACTATTTCTGTAGTCTCTACTAGGGTTGGATATGAACAAAGTTTTACAATAACATTAGAGGCTGTATGTGAACCTAAATATGAGCAGATGCAAGTTATATTCTACAATAAGTTTGGAGCACTTCAAATTATGCCATTCTTTAAAAGGTCAGAAACTTCTATCAGTACAAATAACAAAGAATTTCAGAGAAATACTATGGACTTTACATCAGCTCCAAGTTATGATATATCAAAGCACGCTATTTCTAGTCTAGGAGTTAATGGAAATGAAAAAATTACAGTTAATACTGGATACATAGAAGAAAGCTTTAATGAAGTTATAAAGCAAATGATGCTTTCAGAGCAAATCTGGATAGACGATGGCAGCTCTGTTTTACCTATTAACATGAATACTAAATCTTTAACATTTAAAAAGTCTGTAAATGATAGATTAATTAATTATTCAATAGACTTTAAATATGCCTTTGATGCAATAAACAACATTAGATAAATGCAATTTATACAGCTATATATAGAGGGAACTAGAGTCGATCTATTTGACGATGAAAGCGTTTCGCTAACTAACTCAATACAACAGATTAAAGATATAAGCAAAGTCTTTACTAGCTTTTCACAAACTTTTTCTATTCCTGCATCTAAAATTAATAATAAACTATTTAAGCACTATTATAATTTTGATATTGTTAACGGATTTGATGGTAGGCTTAAAGTTAATGGTACTATAGAGTTAAACTATTTAAACTTTCAAAAAGGTAAAATAAAACTTGAAGGAGTTGAATTAAAAAAAAATGAAGTCTATGCCTATAAAATTACTTTCTTTGGAAATACTGTAGAGCTTAAAGATTTAATAGCTGAAGATACTCTAGACGCTTTAGTAGGAGGAGCTAACTGGATTGATGGATTTTCTAAACCCTATACAAGCGCAGCAATCTATACAGGCTTAAGATCAGGTTATGATATTACAAATGATGGTGTAACCTATAATAATGCGATTATTACACCCTTAATTAGCCACACTACTAGACTCTTTTATGATTCTGCTAGTAATACAGCAGATGACGGAAACTTAGCTCCTAATGGCAATGGAGAAAGCGCAGCTATGAATCATGGTATCTTTTGGAAAGATTTAAAATATGCTATAAGAGTAGATTTAGTTATTAAAGCAATTGAAAAAACTTATGGCTTAACTTTTTCTACAGATTTCTTTAATAGTACAAATGCTCCC